CTCAGAAAACAGCAACAAGGTTGCTGTAATTTTAGAGCGTCACGAGAATAGACTCGACGAGGGTGACAAAGCGAACCAGGCAATCATCAAGATGATTACTGATCATCAGAAATATGATGAGAAAATGTTTGAACGCTTCACTGAGAAGTTTGATGAAATGGAGAGAAAGATCGACGATCTCTACAAGTTTAGATGGATCGCTGTCGGTCTAGGAATCGCTGCTGTGACTATCCTGAAAGCGCCTGACATCTTTGGAAATATGTTGACACCTGATGCCAGGACAAGTACAATGGCAGGAGTTGAGATCGTCAGACCAGGATGAGTTACGTTGATGTCAAGTACGCTCGCCTGGTTGGTGGTCGTCTCGACAAGTTCACGGAGAAAAAGTCAACCCTTTATAACTTTAGATGCCCCTATTGCGGTGACTCTCAGAAGCAGAAGTCCAAAGCAAGGGGTTATTTCTTCACTAAGGGTAGTGACTTTATCTTCAAGTGTCATAACTGTGGCGTAGGTAGGACGCTTGCCAACTTCCTAAAGGATAATGCTAGGGATTTATACGATCAATACGTCCTAGAAAGGTACAAGGAAGGACTGACGGGCAAGCATACCAGAGTCTCTGAACCATCTTTCACCAAGATAGTTCACAACAAACCAAAATTTAATACTGGTACTAAGCTGCCAACTATTGACTCGCTAAATAAAGAACACCCCGCACGGGTCTATCTTGAACAGAGGCAAATCACAGGTTCTAAACTAGAACATATCTATTACGCTGAGAAGTTCAAGAGGTTTGTTAACACACAAAAGCAAACGTTTGAGAATCTCCAGAAGGATCTGCCAAGGATCATCATCCCTTTGACAAATCCTGATGGTACCTGGTTTGGAATCCAAGGTAGGTCACTGTCACCACACACCAAACTTAGATACATTACTATTCTGTTTGATGAAACTAAACCCAAACTCTTCGGTCTCGACCGAGTACGAGATGACCGTAGCATCTACATCGTGGAGGGACCGTTTGACTCCCTTTTCTTGGAAAACTGCGTTGCAATGTGTGGGGCTGACGTTGATATTGGGTCGTTTAATTGGAGCGATCCTGTTTATGTTTTTGATAACGAACCACGTAACGAACAAATCACAACCCGAATCTCCAATGCCATCACCAGAGGTTACAAAGTAGTCATCTGGCCAAATACAATCAGGGAAAAGGACATCAATGATATGGTCCTTGCTGGACACGATGTTCAATCTCTGGTAGAATCTAACACCTACCAAGGTCTCACCGCCAAAGTTAAATTTTCACAGTGGAAGAAAGTATGAATGTCATCAAAAGGAACGGAATTGCCGAACCTCTCAACCTTGACAAGGTACATCAAATGGTTGAGTTTGCTTGCGAAGGAGTCGCAGGCGTAAGTGAATCACAAGTAGAAATGAATGCCAATCTTCAGTTCTTCGATGGCATTAAGACTTCTGAAATTCAAGATATCCTGATCAAGTCTGCTAGTGACCTGATCAGTCTCGATAATCCAAACTATCAATTCGTTGCTGCACGTTTGCTCCTGTTTGCTGTACGCAAACAAGTGTTCCCAGATTGGAATACCTCAGGGTACCCAGCTCTCAAGAGTCACGTAGAGAGATGTGTTGAACTGGGAGTATATGATGCGTCTATTCTCAACAAATATGACGATAGTGAGTGGGAACAACTAGATAGTTTTATCGATCACCAACGCTGCTATGGGTTTACCTATGCAGGTCTCCGTCAGGTTGTCGATAAGTATCTGGTACAGGATCGTAGCAGTGGTCTTCTCTATGAGACGCCACAGTTTATGTACATTATGGTTGCAGCCACGCTGTTCCAGAGTTACCCTAAGGAAACACGACTCGACTATGTACGACGCTACTACACAGCAACCTCCAAAGGAAAGATCAACGTCCCAACACCAGTTCTGGCAGGAGTCAGGACGCCATTGCGCCAATTTGCATCTTGTGTTCTCGTTGATGTTGATGACACCCTCGATGGTATCTTTAGCTCTGATATGGCTATTGGTAAATACGTCGCACAAAGGGCTGGAATCGGTATTAACGCAGGCAGAATCCGTGGTATCAACAGCAAGATCCGAGGCGGAGAGGTACAACACACAGGTGTGGTCCCCTTCCTTAAAAAGTTTGAATCAACTGTACGATGCTGCACACAAAACGGTATCCGAGGTGGTTCTGCTACAGTTCACTTTCCTATCTGGCACCAAGAGATAGAAGATATTATTGTTCTTAAGAACAATAAAGGTACCGAAGATAACCGAGTTCGGAAACTTGACTATTCCATTCAACTCTCTAAACTGTTCTACGAACGGTTCATTCGCAATGAGAACATCACCCTTTTCTCTCCTCACGACGTTCCTGGTCTATATGCTGCTTTTGGCACTCCTGAGTTTGATGGTCTATACACCAGATACGAGGAAGATCAATCCATTCCCCGTAAGACAATCGGTGCCCAGGAACTGATCCTCGATCTTCTGAAGGAACGTGCTGAGACTGGTCGTATTTACATTATGAATATCGACCACTGCAACTCCCACTCCTCCTTCAAGGACAAGGTTTATATGTCCAACCTGTGTCAGGAGATCACTCTCCCCACAGATCCTATCGACCACATCGATGATGAGGCAGGTGAGATTGCTCTGTGTATTCTGTCTGCCATCAACGTTGGTAAGATCCGTTCTCTTAATGAGATGGAAGAACTTTGTGATCTCGCTGTAAGGGGTCTGGAAGAACTGATCGATTATCAGGAGTATCCCGTCGCTGCAGCACGTCGTAGCACCCTTGCAAGGCGTTCTCTGGGCATTGGATACATTGGTTTGGCACACTACCTTGCTAAGATTGGTGCAAAGTATGATGATGCATATGCTCACACTGAAGTGCATAAACTATCTGAAGCATTCCAATTCAATCTTCTTAAAGCATCTAATCAACTTGCTATCGAGAAGGGTGCCTGCGCTGCATTTGATCGTACCAAATATGCCGATGGCATTCTCCCCATCGATACATATAAGAAGGAAGTTGATGAGATTGTAGCACCTGCATATTTTTATGATTGGGATTCTTTACGGGCGTCTATTCAGCAGTATGGTCTACGACACAGCACACTGTCCGCACAAATGCCTTCGGAGAGCAGTTCCGTTGTGTCAAATGCAACCAATGGAATCGAACCACCTCGCGACTACTTGTCCGTTAAGAAGTCGAAAAAGGGACCCTTGAAGCAAATCGTTCCTGGTTATCCTCATCTCAAGAACAAATACACTTTGTTGTGGGATATGCCTTCTAACGAAGGATATGTTAAAATTGTTGCAGTGATGCAAAAGTTCTTTGATCAGGCAATCAGCGGCAACTGGAGTTATAATCCAGAGAATTATGAAAATGGTGAGGTTCCATCCTCTGTGATGGCAGGTGATCTTCTGAATACTTACAAGTATGGTTGGAAGACTTCCTATTATCAAAACACTTATGATAATAAAAAGGATTCTGACGTGGAAGAAAACATCCGTCAGGTCATTGATATTGATAATCTTGTAAACGAACTCTTGGAGGCAGACGACGACTGTGACAGTTGCAAAGTTTAGAACAGGTGTAGAGCGTAAGCAGATTGAAGGTATGACCGTCTTCAATCAGAATGCTCACGATACCAAGAAACAACCAATGTTTTTCGGTCAACCTCTGGGAGTCCAGAGGTATGATGGGGCGAAGTATCCTGTGTTTGAGAAACTCACTACTCAGCAATTGGGATACTTCTGGAGACCTGAAGAGGTCTCCCTCCAGAAAGATCGAGCAGATTTTCAGACACTGACTGCTGCACAAAAACACATCTTTACATCCAATCTGCGCTATCAAATCCTCCTCGATTCTGTTCAAGGGCGGGGTCCTGGTATGGCTTTTATCCCATACTGTTCACTGCCCGAACTTGAGTCTGCTATGATTGCGTGGGAGTTTATGGAGATGATCCATAGCAAGTCCTACACATACATCATTAAGAATGTCTACTCTGATCCCAGTGAAGTGTTTGACACTATCCTGGATGATGAAAAGATTCTGAATCGTGCTAAGTCTGTGACTGAAGCGTATGATGATTTCATCAACACTGCTCATCAGTGGGACACTGGTAATATGTGGCAGTCTGATTGGAACGGATCTCCTTCAAAGACTTGGGAGCAGAAAGAACTGAAACGTAAACTGTATCGTGCAGTTGTTAATGTGAATATCCTTGAGGGTATTCGCTTCTATGTTTCGTTTGCTTGTTCCTTTGGTTTTGGTGAACTGAAAATGATGGAAGGATCCGCAAAGATCATTTCCTTGATTGCACGTGATGAGTCTCAGCATCTCGTGTTGACTCAGAACATTATCAATAAGTGGAATGCTGGTGATGATCCTGATATGATGGACATCATTAAAGAAGAAGAAGGTAACGTCATTGAGATGTTCCGTCGCACTGTTGATGAGGAGAAGGAGTGGGCAGAGTATCTGTTTACCAGTGGTTCTATGATTGGTTTGAATGCCAAACTTCTTGGACAATATGTTGAGTGGATTGCCAATCGTCGAATGAAGGCAATTGGTTTGAAACCCATCTATGATATTCCTGCCAAGAACAATCCACTTCCTTGGACTGAGCACTGGTTGAACTCTAAGGGTCAACAGAATGCTCCTCAGGAAACTGAGATCGAGTCTTATGTGGTGGGTGCTATTAAGCAGGATGTTCAGAAAGATACGTTTGCTGGTTTCCAACTCTGATTATGTTTATTGGTAATGTTCCTGAATCGGTCTCTGAACCGATCAAGGCAAGATTGTTGAACAGTCCATACTGGCCTTGGTATATGATTACTGAGACAACTGGATATGATCCTCGCTTCAATGACAGTATCCCTGATGAACTGTCTGGCGAGGATCCCCAGTTTCAACATACCGTGGTTAACAATCACGGTGAGATTACTTCTCAACACGCTTGGGACATCGTTGCAGAACCTCTCTGGAATTATGTCGCAGAGAATTTCTCTGAGCAACTTGGAGACTTCGATAAGTTTCGTCGTATCAAGATCAATCTTCTGACGAAGAAAGATTCTAAGCATATGTATCATACTCCACACGTGGATTATGATTTTCCACATATGACTCTCCTATACTATGTGAATGATTCTGATGGACCAACATATTTCTTTAATGAAAAATATGATGGTACTAGAAAGAAACTAACCATTCATTCCAAGATTGAACCTAGACAGGGTAGGTTCGTATTGTTCGATGGACACACTTTCCACGCGAGCAGCAATCCACAGTATCACGATTATCGATGCATAATCAACTTAAATTACATCTCAAATTCCTCCGAGAACTCAAGAAGGAACTTAGAAGAGATGATGGGATCTTAAATTTCCCTGACAAAAAACCAAATAAAAAGAAGAAAAAGCGTTCACGGGGTAACAAAAGTAGCGGTTGATACCACACTCTTGATAAATACTATGGGATAGTGTATACTATTCATACGTTCATCCCATTCGCTGTTTGCGAATAGCGAATAGGACGCAAGTAAGTCGCGGAACGGAGCGTTCATCCTATGTTATCACTCGCACTCATCTTTTTTAGTCACGTCCCAGTGGAGAATTATCTTCGCTGTGAAGACTATGAATGGTTGAAGCAAGGATTGGAAGAGACAACTCTTTTCACTCCCTTTGAGAAGGCTGACATCCTTATTAACTGGATGAATCATACAGACCCTCATTGCTTTGATAGCAAGGACGCAAACGACTGAAGGAACGGGAGATTAACTTCACCCTAGTATTTCAGGTAACGACAATGAACACACTGCTGTTGATCAAGAATCAAATCGACAAAGCAAATGCTTTGCACGATGCTCAGATTTCTCACACCGCATATCGTGGTATTGAGTATAATGTCTGTGGTCACGAGCCTAAGGAAACTCACGGAACATTCTGTTATCGTGGGCATACCTATAACAAGTAAATTGTTAGACTTACAACACATTAAAGAGAGACCTTTGTTAAGGTCTCTTTTTTATTATCTAAATAGCTTTGCAATTGGGAGGAAACAATGAAGATCTTTTTAGATTGTTCTGATCCAGATTTGATTGCGTACGCGGTGGAAACTGGTCTTGTGGATGGTGTGACAACCAACCCAAGTCTTATGAAAAAGCGTGGTGAAAATCCAAGAGAAGTTTTGGAAAGAATTTCCGAACTATTTCCTTGGGATGCTTCTATTTCAGCAGAGGTTGTTGGGGATACTGCAGAAGAGATGTTAGAGATGGCAACTGACTACTACCAGATTGCTCCAAACATCACGATTAAATTACCCTGCAACCGCGAAGGTTTGATTGCTTGTGGAGACCTTTCAGCGGATGGTATACCAACAAACGTTACCTTGATCTTTAGTGCTGCTCAGGCAATTCTTGCTGCGAAAGCAGGTGCTACATATGTTTCACCTTTTGTTGGTCGTGTTTACGATCAATACTGGGATGGAATAGACTTAATCGAACAGATCAGGCAAATCTATGACAAGCACAATGTTGATACTGACATCCTTGCTGCCAGTATTAGGAATCCCCACGAGGTTCCCGCTTGCTTCCGAGTGGGTGCTGATGTGGTCACTATGCCGATAGATGTGTTTGGGAGACTCTTCCAGCACGTATTAACTGATAAAGGTCTGGAGCAATTTGATCGAGACTGGAACACACTTATGGAGAGTATTCATCAAGATGAGTAGAAGATGGAAAGTTCCTTACAAATACAATGGTGAGGAACGATATACTATTGTCGATACCAGATTCCCCTGGGAAGTCAAAGGTCTTGCCGAAAGACTTCTTAGGGTTGATGGTATTGTTCCAGTATTTGCTGAAGGATACCGTGACATTCAGGAGTTGAAAGATGGAGAAGAGTAGACTTAAAGAAATCTTACGAGATCTTAAGGTTATTGTTTCTGAACTAGAATCTGAGGTATACTCAGATGTCTCTAAATACACAGAGAAACCTAAGGAAAACTTTGGGTTCATCGTGTATGGAGATGATGATGACGGAGACCCCGACTAATGAACTTAAAGAATATCCAAATCCCTGGACCTATCGTGGCAGGGTGTTTGACGGGAGCGACATTGGGGATCACTATGGGTTTGTTTACCGTATTACCTGTAGCACCACCAACCGTTCGTACATCGGAAGAAAGTATTTCTGGCAAAAACGAAAGCCTAGATCTACAGATCAAACTAAAAAACGGAGACGAGTTACATCTGAAAGCAACTGGCGTAACTACTATGGATCTTGTCCAGAGCTTTCGGCAGATGTTAAGGAGTTTGGACGGGACGCTTTTACTAGAGAAATCCTCTCCCTCCACCTGACACCAGGTAAAACAAACTACGAAGAGACCCGCCAACTGTTCGTGAACAATGTCCTGACTGAAGCACTTGCGGATGGTACCCCTGCCTATTACAACAGTAATATCCTAGGTCGGTACTACCGCAAGGACTATTTTCCCCAAACCTCTTGACTTTCCCGTCCACTTGCATATATAATTAGCAAGAGTTCGGTAAGGCATCGATGGCAAACGATTGGGGACAAGATTTTCAAGAAGATCAGTCTTTCCTTTCATCTACACTTGAAATTATGATTGACAAACTACATCAGTATGCCTCAGAAAATGACATTCAAAATGCTGAACTTTATGCACAAAAAATTAGAGAAGTTTCTCTAGGCTAACTGCCTGGGTCAGTAGCTCAGTGGATAGAGCAACTGCCTTCTAAGCAGTCGGTCGTTGGTTCGACCCCAACCTGACCCGTTCCCCGCGAGGGGATTGTTAAGTCTAGAACGAGGTATTCTTATGCCTGTTAAGAAGTCAGATCTCTCCTATTTGAGAGATGTTGTCAACGGAGACGTTGCCCTGGATTCCGAAAATCCATCCCTTTTCTCCCGCCTATTTCGGTGGTATGAAACACACGGTGTGGACTTTTACGGTGATCCTGATGAGAATTACGCCATTCTCATTGATCACCTCGCTCTCGACATTGGTTTTGGGACAACCTAAAAGTCAACCTGGTGGAGCCAGTTTTTGAACTGACCCCTCTGACCCCCGTAAGGGGGTCTTTTTTTGTGTATAATATTTGGGAACCGATCAAATGCTATGCAGGTTATTCTAGAGCGATTTCCTTATCGCTATGTGCAATGTGGTCTCCTGGAGATCAATGGTAAACCAGACTACCGTATTCAGAAATGGAACGAGTGGACTAAGCGGTATAATGATATGTACCTCCTGGATAACCAGATGCAACTAGATACCTGCTTGGAGGACTTCGAGTACACTAAGTGGTTGGATCCTGATCGTGTTCCCTGCTACATCAAGGATGATGTTTCCCTGACATTGGTTTCTTGACAGACCTTTAGATTTCCTATATACTATTGTTGCAAATCGTTACAAAAACAATGACCGTTACCAAAAACGAATGGGGACAGGTGAATATGTTCGCCAAAGAACCCACAATGTATATGACCAAAGAAGATATGGAGCGTTATGGTTTTGAACCATATGCTGAGCGGGCAGAAAAGGCAAATGGTCGTTGGGCAATGCTCGGTATCGTTGCTGGTGCCATCTCATATGCTTTGACTGGCAATCTTTTCTTCGGCATTGCTTGACAATGACTGAAATTTTCTTTACAATTACTGCTGTCACTTTCTTTGTATTGCTGGCATACTCTGTAGAAAAACTTTCTGAAACTTATTGATGACTGCTTTCAACATTACTGTTCAACAACCTGATGGAACAGAAACCACCTTCCCCTGCAATGATGATCAGTACATTCTTGATGCCGCTGAAGAGGCAGGCGTTGATGTCAACTACTCGTGTCGTGCAGGTGCTTGCTCGTCTTGTGCGGGCAAACTCATCTCTGGTACCGTAGACCAGTCCGACCAGAGCTTCCTCGACGACGACCAGATCGAATCTGGTTTCGTTCTGACCTGCGTGGCTTACCCCACCAGTGATTGTGTTCTCCTTAGCGACCAAGAAGAAAACCTGTATTGATTATGAAACGTGTACCTGATGTAACCTTTCGCACTCGCGTAAAGGAATCTCTTCCCACTGGGGAATATGTTTGGCAGAATGTCAACACCGCAGAACTGTTTGCTGATAAGCGTGTGGTTCTGTTTAGTCTCCCTGGTGCATTCACCCCCACGTGCTCTACCTATCAACTTCCTGGGTATGAGGAGAACTATGAGCGTCTCCTTGAGGCAGGTGTTGATGATGTGTATTGCATCTCTGTCAATGATGCTTTTGTTATGAATGCTTGGGGTAAGTCTCTTGGCATTGAAAAAGTAAAACTCCTTCCTGATGGCAATGCCGACTTCACTCATTGTATTGGTCAGGCTGTGGAGAAAACTAATCTTGGGTTTGGTGTTCGCTCTTGGCGGTACGCTGCGGTTATTAACGACGGGGTAATCGAACAATTGTTTGAGGAACCTGGTAAAGTTGGTAATTGTTTTGACGATCCATATGAAGTCAGTGATCCTGAAACAGTTCTCAACTATTTGCAATCATATGCTAAAAAGAATGCTTAAACTTATGCTTGCTCGCTTGCGTTGGGGAAACCTTTCTGCAGAACAACGAGCAGAATTGGATACTATGGGTTTGAGAGAGACTTTATCTCGCCCATATCTTGCTCCCAAACTTCACAAACACTACTGAGGTCTACTATGAAATTTAACGATAAAGCAGAATTGCTCAATGGTCGTCTGGCGATGATCGGTTTCATCGCTGGTGTTGGTTCGTATTTCCTGACAGGACAGGTCATCCCTGGAGTCTGGTAGGTATATATACCCTATAGAGTTCCGTTACTTGTATGTTGGAAACTGCACTAATATGTTTTCTTGCGTTTCTTGGAGCATCGCTCCTCACCCAACCAGGTGACGAGGACACTAAATAACTGTCACACATCCCCTTGCGGATCCTGCAGGGGGATGTTATTCTATAATATTCGGAGATTATTATGCTTCTAGAATGGATCTGCTTGACCTGCTCCTTTAACGAGCAGCAAGCATTGAAAACATTTCAGAAACAGGGAATCAAAGATCCGCTAGCACTGTCCGTTGTTATGGCAAGTGTTAAGCAAGAGTCAAAATTTATCCCCAACATTTGTGAAGGGGGTGCACGTGTCCAATACAATCAATGCCATCGCGGGGGGTATGGCATTATTCAATGGACAACCAAAGCACGATACGATGGTCTTGGTAAATTCTGTCGTAAGTATGAGTGTGATCCCAGTACCCTGTCTGGGCAACTTAGGTATCTGACAAATGAAAGTCAGTGGCGCAGTGTTCTTCCTGTACTTAAGTTGGAGAATAGGACTTTTTCAACGTATTACAACGCTACATATAGGTGGTTGGGCTGGGGCATTTCTGGTCCACGCAAGAGATATGCATACGACTACCTAAAGCGTCTGTCTAAAAATGAAAACGTCAATAACGCCAAACAAACTTCGGCAGGGTCCACAACATCGGTGGAAACTACAGATGGAAATCGAATCGAACAATTGGGTTTCTTTGACAAATTACTCTGGACTGTCGGAATCAAAGGCTAAGTTTTACGTTAACATTTGCAGTTTAGCTTCTAAGTATGTAAAATCCCACTATAACATTCGGATGGTACAAGATGAATGATTGGCGTTACAGCGATGAAGCAATGGATGCACGACAGAGGTTACTCACGTCGTGCATTTCCTATAATGGGGTATTGAATCCCAGGCATTATGAGTTTTGTGACTGGGTTATCAGCAACGGTGCTCATCAATCTTTAAGTATTGGTGATGATGGGTTGTACGATGACAGTCTCAACACTCTGTACCTAGAGTGGTACTACACTACCCAAATTGTTCCTGAGGAACCCAACTAATGTATGAAGATTTAGATTGTTTTGAAACCGCACTGAAACATTTTGGTACTCGTGTTGATGTTGTGATTGCTATGGAAATGGCAGACAAGATTGACTCTGAGACTGCATACCAACGCATCAAAACAGAACTGAAAGAGTTGAAACGGATTCGTAAGCAATGGAAGGTCAACAGCAGTTGTGACGAATCCTGATCTGTCCCACCCTCTTGACAAAGGTTCGGTTTTCCCTTAATATAAATACATCAACGGGTTACGAAACTTAACAAAGTTTCTCATCCCGAAGATCTCCTGCCGCTTGACCGAGACTAGGCAGGACTACCAATCCGTCTCTCATATCTCAGTCTGAGGGTGACTGAGAAATAAGTACCTCCACCATTTCCCTGATGGATCTACTTACTTGTTCAAAACAATGACTGCTACACTTTCACAACAACGCTCTACTAATTCCTGGGAACAGTTCTGCAACTGGGTCACCAGCACCGACAACCGCCTCTATGTGGGTTGGTTCGGCGTCCTGATGATTCCCTGCCTGCTTGCTGCTACCATCTGCTTCATCATTGCCTTCGTTGGTGCTCCCCCTGTGGACATCGACGGCATCCGTGAACCCGTCGCTGGTTCTCTGATGTATGGCAACAACATCATCTCTGGTGCTGTTGTTCCTTCTTCTAACGCTATTGGTCTCCACTTCTATCCCATCTGGGAAGCAGCATCTCTCGATGAGTGGCTGTATAACGGTGGTCCTTTCCAACTTGTTACCTTCCACTTCCTGATCGGCATCTATGCATATATGGGTCGCGAATGGGAACTCTCTTACCGTCTGGGGATGCGTCCTTGGATTTGTGTTGCTTACTCTGCTCCTGTTGCCGCTGCTTCTGCAGTGTTCCTTGTCTATCCTTTCGGTCAAGGTTCCTTCAGTGATGCAATGCCTCTCGGAATCTCGGGCACGTTCAACTATATGCTCGTCTTCCAAGCAGAACACAATATCCTTATGCATCCGTTCCATATGCTCGGTGTGGCTGGGGTATTTGGTGGCAGCCTCTTTAGTGCTATGCACGGAAGTCTGGTTACATCTTCTCTCGTTCGTGAAACGACTGAGAACGAATCCCAAAACTACGGTTACAAGTTCGGTCAAGAAGAAGAAACCTACAACATTGTAGCCGCTCACGGTTACTTCGGTCGCCTGATCTTCCAATACGCTTCCTTCAACAACTCCCGTTCGCTGCACTTCTTCCTCGCAGCGTGGCCTGTGGTTGGTATCTGGTTCGCTGCTCTTGGTGTGTCCACGATGGCATTCAACCTCAACGGTTTCAACTTCAACCAGTCTCTGCTGGACAATGAAGGTCGTGTGATCAACACTTGGGCAGACATCCTCAACCGTGCTAACCTCGGTTTTGAAGTGATGCACGAGCGCAACGCTCACAACTTCCCTCTGGACCTGGCAAGCGTTGAAGCAACTCCTGTTGCTCTGACTGCACCTTCCATCGGTTGATACTCGTATTCTTAATAAATGTCATTTA